GTGTATCTGAAATGGTAATCAGTTTTGACATGCCACTTAATAACTCAGTGGTGTTTACCAATTTCAGAAAGCTGGACAATAAACCGTCTGGTAGCTTACAACAACGTATTGATGAGATTGTTTCTAAGTCATTGCCGTACCGTGTTGAGATCACAACCACGAACGGCACAGTATTTAAAAACGGTGTTGGTCGCTCGACTGTTAGACCAGTTTTAAAACAAGGGGATAAAACTGTTAATGCAACGTGGCGTTTCGTAATTGACGGTGTCATAAAATACGTGGGTATGACCTACGACATGGTAGCGTCACAGATTACCCAACCGACAGCGTTGACGGTTTCCGCATGGGTAGATAACAAAGAAGTAGCTTCAGAAGAAGTTACTTTTTTAAACGTCTCAGACGGTAGAAATGGTACTCCCGGACCAAAAGGAGACAAAGGCGACCAAGGCCCAAAAGGTGATAGAGGTAATGACGGTTTACCCGGTAAGAACGGGGTAGGCTTAAAATCTACCACTATCACCTATGGCATGAGCGACAGTGACACTGTGATGCCTACAAGCTGGACTTCCAATCCGCCAATTTTGGTCAAAGGTAAATACCTTTGGACGAAAACACAGTGGATGTATACCGATTTCTCTAGTGAGACTGGATACCAGAAAACATACATCCCACAGAATGGCTCTAAGGGTGATGATGGTCTACCTGGTAAGGACGGTGTGGGGCTAGTTAACACTACGCTACGTTATGCGAAATCAACGGACGGTGTCAATAAGCCGTCTGGGGTTGTTGTGGCAGCGTTAAACGATAAATACCAACCATCTAATTCGACAACTGACAACCTTATCATGACTGGTCAACGTGTCCGATTAGAACAAGGTAAGACCTACATCTTATCTGCCGAAACCAATGGAACGTTTACCAATCAGCACAATCCAAACCAATCGAGCGACAATGCTACGATTTGGCTTGTCAATCCAAGTTTTAGTACATGGGCAGTGATTTCTGATAGCAACACGGCTAACGGTACGAGATACACCCACAATCGCCCGACTGGTGAATACAATATTCGCGTCAATGGTTATAAAACTGATAATTCTACATGGGTTAAAAACATTGTATTCGAAGACGGTACATGGTCACCAGATATTCCAACGGTCAACCCCGGTGAATATCTATGGACAAGAACAACATGGTTCTATTCAGACGGTACGAGCGAACAAGGCTTTTCCGTTTCTAAAATTGGCGAACAAGGTCCACAAGGTGTTAAGGGTGAGACTGGTGCGAAAGGTGATAGAGGCTTACAAGGTGAGCGTGGTCCACAAGGTTTAACTGGTCCTTCCGGTCCACAAGGCTTGCAAGGCCCGAAAGGTGACCAAGGTATCCCCGGTGTTAAGGGTGCTGATGGTAAAACACAGTACACCCACATCGCCTATGCTGACACTGTGTCTGGTGGTGGATTTAGCCAAACTGACACTAACAAGCCATTTATCGGTATGTACCAAGATTTCAATGCTGCTGACAGCCGTAATCCGCAAGATTACCGCTGGAGTAAGTGGAAAGGTAGCGACGGGCGAGATGGCATTCCGGGTAAAGCTGGGGCAGACGGAAGGACACCTTACGTCCACTTTGCCTACGCAGATAGTGCCGATGGTCGAACTGGTTTCAGTCTGACACAAGACGGCAACAAACGTTATTTGGGTGTGTGTACTAACTATGACAGAACAGACAGTACCAATCCTGCCGATTACTCATGGAACGACATGACCGGCAGTGTTTCGGTTGGTGGTGAAAACCTTATCATTAACTCAGCGTTTCCGGAGAATCTGGATGGCTGGGGATTCTGGGAAGTGCCACAACCAAACGCTAATCTGTCTGTTTCAAGTCATGGTTTTTACTACAACGGCGCTAAACCGCTATTCTTGTTGAAAACATCATCATCATTAGCCCCAGCTTCTACACTACGTTTTTCGGTTAAGCGAAACACTGATTACTCTCTTAATGTTTCGATTTTAGCTGGCGGTAATCTAAAAGGGATAGATATCTATTTCCTCGGACGCAAGTCAAATGAAACTAAAACCTTTAGCAAAGTAGTTAATATCAAACACTTTGACGGTTCGCCATCAGCTAGTAGCGTTTCTAAGTTTCACTTCACTTTCAACGCTGGAGAGTGTGATGAAGGTTTCATCCGTATCGATAACAAGGGTACAACTAACGGCAGTGAGTCGCTATTGTTCTTCACGGAATTGGATTGCTATGAAGGTACGACTGACCGAGCATGGCAAGCGTCTCCGAAAGACCTGGCTAGTCAATTAGACGGCAAGGCTGATAGTGCGTTGACGCAAAGCCAATTAAACCGATTGAATGAGATTAACTCAGTCATGAAAGCGGAATTAGAAGCCAAAGCGTCTCTTGATACGCTCAATCAATGGGTGAAGGCTTACCAAGATTTCGTCAATGCAAATAACGCCAATCGTGCACAAGCTGAAAAGAATCTTGCGGATGCTAGTGCTCGTGTCGCAAAACTAGAGAACAATCTGAATGACATGTCAGAGCGTTGGAACTTTATCGACAGTTACATGGCATCTTCAAACGAAGGGCTTGTCATTGGTAAAACAGATAATTCTAGCTCTATGCTATTCAATCCAAACGGTCGGATTTCAATGTTCTCAGCTGGTAACGAGGTAATGTATATCTCGCAGGGTGTTATCCACATCGAGAACGGTATTTTCTCGAAAACTATTCAGATTGGGCGATTTAGGGAAGAACAAGACTTCATCAACCCAGATAGGAATGTCATTAGATACGTAGGAGGTAAGTAAGATGGCAGAATATTGGTCGCAAGAAGAACGGGGCTACCGTGTTCGGATGACGATTGACCAAGTCAGTCAGAATGTCGAAGCTAACACCAGCACCATTCGTGTTCGGTTAACTTTATTTAACCGTGAAAAAACGTTCACGCATATTTGGTGTAAGTGGTATATTGACGCTTTTGGTCAATATATCGGCGATATGGGGTTTGCCGATATGCCACAAAAGAACTCACAAGTTCAATTCATCGACAAGACTATTACCGTCGAGCACAAGAACGGAAACAATGTCTTTGGCTCGATTGCTTACTTCCATAGCTATGGTAATGGTTCTGGACCTCAAGACTTAACCGTTGGTCCGTATACCATTACTTTAGATCCGATAGCCAATGCTAGCATCTTAACTATGCCTAGCAATGTCGTTTTAGGTGATAGCGTTAATTTCTCTATCTCTAAAAAAGTAGCTTCAGCTAAGCACACACTACGATACTCATGGTATGGTCTCGAAGGAAAACTGGCAGACAATATTGACACATCGTATAGATGGACGATTCCAGATAGTTTTGCTAACGATATTCCGAATAGTTCAAGCGGTTGGGGGACAATATTCCTAGACACATACATTGACGGAAAACTAATCAATACGCAATCAAAAACATTCACTGCTGGCTTGTCGCTGAATCGAGTTAAGCCCACATTCTCTAGGATTGCGTTAGCAGACGCCACTGAATTAACAAGGAATATCACTCAATCAGATAGGCACTTTGTTTCCGTGCTATCCAAAATCTATGCACGTTTTGAAAATGTTCAAGCGAAGTTCGGAGCATCCATTACGGGCTACTTTATGGAAATTGTCGGGAATAATAACACGATTTCTGCACCTAACGGCACTTTCCGTGAAATTTCCGTCAATAAAGATACACAATTCACGTTAAGAGGATATGTTGAAGATAGCCGAGGGATTAGATCTGACCCTTACGAAACGACCATCACTGTTTTAAATTACTTCAGCCCGACATTAAAATTTGAAGTAACTAGAAGCGGCGCAACCAATAGCACGCTAACAATTAAGCGTTTTGCCAAAGTAGCACCGCTTATGGTTAATGGCGTACAGAAAAACCCGATGAAGCTAACGTTCACCACACGGCAAGTTGATTCTGATACAGAAACTATCGATAACGGTGGGGCTGGTGGGAATTGGTCGCAGATTTCTGAATTTAACGCTTCTAATGCTAACCTTGGCAAATCATACCCAGCCGATACATCCTATGTTGTGGTTGGAAAACTGGAAGATAAGTTTACTAGCGTATCTTTCCAAGCTACAGTCACGGGCGACCGAATTGTAATGTCCTACGACAAAGAAGGTATTGGGATTAATAAATACCGTGAGCGTGGGGCGTTGGATGTTGACGGGTTAATTTATTCCAACCGCAAGCAGATACAGCACCATAAGTTGACCGAACCCAATGGGGCAGCTATGGATACTAAAGTAGATAATCTAAACGACTATAGAACCACTGGTTTTTATTCGATTTTAGGCAACTACCGAAACCATCCAGCATCGGGTGAGGGTGCTTATTTGCAAGTCGTGGAAAGTATTTTTGGATATCATCAAACACTTACGACTGTTTCTGGTCGTATGTTTAAACGGACGGTAACTAGCAACTCTAACGGCTCGTGGATTGAATACACGCCCAAACCCGAAAAACCGGAAAAGCCAGAACCGGCTTTGATAAAGAAAGAAGTCGATATGGGCTTTGGTATTAAAGCTAACATGATAAGAAAAGGGAATACAGTAATGTGCAGCTTGGTTCGTGGCATCTATTCGGCATTAGGTGGGATCGAATATAAAGAGCTTAACGAAAAGATGCCAGAAGGCTTTAGACCAGTCGTCGAAACGAATTTGAACGCAAGTAAAAATGTTGGTGGCAATCAAATTGGTGTAGCAACGTGGCATCTATTGCCAAACGGTAATATTAATTTAACCAATCAATCGGACACCAAAGCCGTTTACAACGGAACTGTTTCTTATATCACTCAAGATAATTACCCAAATTAAGAAAGGAATTAATAATTATGGCACTTAAAATTACAAAACAACGCACAATCAACGCAGAATTTAATGTGGAAGAAGAAGGAGCTACAATCCTTGTCAAACAAACATTTATCAGCGTAGATTCTAATGCGGTTTCTACCGTTCAAGAAAATCTTCTTAACGCTGAACTCTACGCTAAACATCGTCAAGAGATGCGTACAGACGAACGTGCTCTGCGTGAGTTGCGTTACAAAGTAGAGGATGAGATTTTGGCTGATAAGACAGAGGCTTGATGCCCAAAAAATGGGGGGGTAAAAAATAAAAGATGAATATTTCTGATTTGATTGACCACCTTGCCCCTACTATCGGAGTCATAGCAACGGGCTGGTTTGGTATGAAAGCTAGCAAGTCCGCTAATTTAAGCAAGTCGCAATTCGGAGATTTAAAAAACGAGTTAGACAATATCCACGATTCGGTTGAAGTTGTTCAACAAATCGGTGAATCAAACAACGAGAAAATCAACGAATTAAATGACAAACTAGCCGTGCATGATGAAGCGCATTTGGTAACTATGTATCTACGCCTAGAGCGTGACATTAACAAGGAATTAGAGCGTGGGTATACCACGGTTCACAATTCGGATGTAATTCATAAGATGCACTCTAGTTACAAGAAATTAGGTGGCAACGGGTACATTGATGCCCTTTATAAAAAATATATTAATTTAGAAGTGAGGAATTAAACATGAAAATTAATTGGTCTATTCGTTTTAAAAACCGTACATTCGTAACACGCTTTGCACTCGCATTGGTGTTGCCAGTTTTGGCTTACTTTGGTATCAAATTTGAAGATATCACAAGCTGGGGAGCTTTGTTTGGATTGTTCGGCAAATTCTTGTCTAATCCATACTTGGTAGGCTTGACGGTGGTCAACGCCTTGAATATGTTCCCAGACCCAACAACAAAAGGGCTTAGCGATAGCGAACGAGCGCTATCATACACTAAACCTTATGAGGACTAGCCTATGGCTAAACTCATGACCTCTATCAACCAAACGGAAGGCGGTGATGTCCTCAAATCTGGGGACACCACTTCCGTGTTTGGTTTTGAAATTCTAGGGTCTGATGGCAAACGCATGGAACTGTCCGGAACTGGTAAGCTCACATTGTCAAACAACGAAACTGTGGCACTTTATCAAGATGTCACCGTTGAAAACGGGCGTTTCTCATTCTCAATGGGTAACGTGGTAGCTACTGGCACTTACTACCTTGAAATTAAACTAGACGGACATATCTTCCCGTCTAACAATTTTAAAGTCAAAGTGAAGAACTCACTGAATGTAGACAGTGCTATCCCATCGGACAAAGGCCCTAAACTAAAACTACTAGCTGATGAATTGCGAGAGTCTGGGTTAATCAGTGGTGGCACTGATACGACGGAAGACCTCGTTAACATCTACAATCTAGCTAAAATTTGAAAGGAAACATAAATGAGTAAATTACACGATTTTGCCACAGCGGTCGGGACTGACATCAAAGAGATTAAAACAGCATTGGCTGGGAAGGCCGAGAAAGGTGAAGTGACCGCTAACGGCATCACTCAAGAGCAACTTAACACTGCAATCGCACAAGCTAAAACTGACCTTATCGGTGGTGCTCCTGAAGAGCTTGATACTCTTAAAGAGCTTGCTGATAAGATTGCTGCTGGTGGTGGTAATGTTGATTCTGGTATTATTACGAAAATGACCGAGCTTGGCACTCGTATTGATACCATCGAGCAAGAAGACCTTGTGAACGTATACAACACAGCGAAAGCGTGAGCCTATGAGTAAGTTCACAGAATTTGCTCAAGCTGTTGGGGCTGATATTAAAGAGATTAAAGGGAAACAATCTTCATCGTTGTCTATCAGTCAAGCGTATGGGTTATTTCCAACATATAACAACTTTTTTCTACAGGTTCTAGAGCAAAATAGATTTGCGGCAGACCCACTTGTAACAAAATCTCAATTACCAACAAGCGAAATTGACGCTTTAAAACAGAAGGTCGAAGAGTTGGAGAGAACTATCTTGGAAATTCAACAGAAATAATTATGAGAAAGGAGACCTATGACATCTAAAACACAATTATTAAACACGCTTGATAGTCTCGTTAATCAACGTGTCACTGTTCCAACCAATCCTTATGGCGGGCAATGTGTGGCTTTGATTGACAATGTTTTGCAATATCAAGGGTTGTTTAACCTTGATTTCAGCTATTTAAACGCCATTGATGGCTTAAGCCGTGCAGAAAGCCTAGGTCTTAAAGTTACACGTTTTAATGGCTCTAACAACCCACCAGTTGGGAGCGTTTGGGTAACTAACTGCTTGCCATACCATCAATTTGGGCATATCGGTTTTGTGGTTGCAGAAAACCCAGACGGTACAGTAACCACAATCGAGCAAAATATTGACGGCAACGGTGACGCCCTCTATAATGGCGGGTGGACTCGTAAGGTAACACGTAACCTCGATAGTGCTGGTAATTTCAGCTATATCGACTGGTCAGCACCAAGTCAACAAATGGTTGGATGGTTTGAATTGCCATTCGACGGCATGGCACAGAATAATTACTTTATCGACGTGTCAGCTTACCAACCGGGAGACTTGACTGGTATCTGTCAAGCGTCCGGCACCAACAACACGGTCATTAAAGTGACCGAGGGCGTGGGCTGGGTTAGTCCAGTAGCCACTCAGCAAACGAACACAAGTAATTGTATTGGTTACTACCACTTTGCTCGATTCGGTGGAGATGTGGCAGCGGCACAAGCTGAAGCGAATTACTTTATCAGCAACTTGCCATCTCACCAACGTTATTTGGTTTGTGATTATGAAGACGGCGCTAGCGGTGATAAGCAAGCGAACACTAATGCAGTCCTAGCGTTTATGGATATCTGTAAAGCAAACGGGTTTGAGCCTATCTATTACAGTTACAAGCCGTACACACTAGCTAATGTGTATGTAGATCAAATCACTGCACGCTATCCAAATAGCCTATGGATTGCAGCGTATCCAGATTATGAGGTACGCCCCGAACCTTATTGGGGTGTGTATCCAAACATGGAACACACCCGCTGGTGGCAGTTTACATCAACCGGCTTAGCTGGTGGATTGGATAAGAATGTTGTTATCATCAATGACGGTGATAGCTTAGTAAATCAGAAAGAGGAAGAAGAAAATATGGATTATGTAGTACGTAGCGAAAGCGGAAGTCAAGGATATGTTGGTGTAGTTAATGGCCGTGTATTTGGTATCGGCTCAATGGGAACAGTAGACGCTCTACGTTCAGCGGGTGCCAAACACTTGACCTTGCCAGACGATGATTTTGACCGATTCTTGAATAGTCAATCAAACGACACAGCGGCAGTCTCTAAGGCAATCAATGAAGCTAGTGCATCAGTAGTTAAGGCTATTGAAGAACGAGCAGCAGCCACACAAGGCCAAACTGGAAAATAACTAGACCACGAAAACTATAAAACGAAAAGGAGTATATCACCTCCCGACAGACCACAGTTCGGACATCATGGTGGTAGTGGTCGAAGCCCTGGCATTTGCTGGGGCTTTTTTTGTGTTATAATAGTATTGGTTTTGAGAATAGCCTTCATAGGTAGACGCCGCCCTTTTATGGGCGGTTTTTGTTTGTTATAAATTCGGATTGTGGTATAATATAAATACGGTAATAAACTTTACGAGCATCCTCT